TCACCCACGATTAACCAACAGCCAGACCAGCAGACACGCCACCACCGGCACAGCAAAATCCATCAGGCTTGCCACATCCCACGCGCGCGGATCAAAACCGCCCCACCACGGCATATTCATTCGCTTGCCATGCCCGAACATTTCGATCCAGCGATATTCTGCCTGGGTGTGTTCACGCGCAATGAAGAACGTACAACCGGCTATCGCCCCGTAAGCCCAGTTCCCGGTAAAAAGACCAATCAGTAGCTGCGCAGCCACAGCACAAAGCGCATGAAGGAAAGGTGTTATATCCATTTTCATCCCACCCAATAAAACGGGGCGCTCGGCCCCTTAATATTATTTAGACGCAAGCGCCGCATCAATTGCAGATAATCTTTGTCTTAATTCTGCGTTTTCTTCTTCCAGTGCTGTTATTCTGTCGTCTGACTCTCTGGCTACCTGAACAAGCAAGCCAGTAACACCAGAATAATCTACTGTGTAATAACGTTCACCTTCTTCACCTTCCGATCCGCTCGCACCGTCCTGATATTTCATTACGGAACCTACAACTTCTGGGATTGCTTCCAGAGCTTCCTGTGCAATGACACCAGCATAGGGCATACCGTTTTCTTTAAGCGTGTATGTATAGCCGTTCATTTTACGGATGCGGTCGGTTGCATTATCGATCACCTGAATGTTGTCTTTCAGATCCCGGTCGGAATGCTGGTTAAATGCGGTGGCATGACATGCACCATTAACGCTTAACATATAGGTGTTATCGGTATTTTTCTGCGCATAGAACATATAAGCGCCACCATCAACACCGACTTCATAAACAACAGGACGGCTGGAGTTGCCCCACAATTGAGCAGTAACACCAGCATAAGCGGTTCCCTGTGTGTTTAATGTCATGGTTGACCCATGATTGGCATATTTGATCTGTAATGTGTCGGTGTAATCAAATTTAATAAGCGCGTTACTTCCACGCTTGCTGTATGACATAAGGCAGTTACCCATTTTGAGGTATCCGCTGTCACCGGGAAAAATCATCGTACCGCCATAAAGGTTGGTAAAGTCCCAGCAAATGTTTGTCCCGTTATCGTTCAGGTTAAGGCGCGCCATTGCGTTACCTGGACTGTCTATCCATTTTTTGAGGTATAGTTCGCAATACGCATCCTCAACACCTGCCGTCCTGTGAGTTGAGCGGAGTTTTCTCCCAAATATAGCTCCGCTAGTTGGTAATACCTGCTGATACCATGAAGCAGACCAGTCACCAACGATTTCATCTTTGCTGTCTACATATAATTTTGTTGCGTAGCTTCCTTGATCGTTTTTTAATTTGCTAACGTCGGATTTTAGCGTTTTGATGTCATCAGGAATTACTGTCGATGTAGCCATTTTTCTTCCTCACATCCAGCCACGAAGTTGATGCTCAACAGCAACCACGTATTCATCGAATAATGACGATATTTGCGAATCATTAATGATGCGCACGTTTACAAAATATCCGTCTTCCTTAACACATACCGGTTCGCCATCTTCAGTTAGTTCTCCGGTTTCTTTGTACACGTTACCTATCACGTCAATAAGAATATCATCCTGCATCGACTCGTCATCATAATAGCCAGTACTCTCCATAAAGGCCGAAAAGTCGGCCCTGTCGGCAAATTTGAGTGTTAAATCTTTCATTAGATTGACTCCCCCACCTGAGCATCAGTCAATGCCTTGTGCCATATTCTGAAATTCCTGACATGACCAAATAAATGACGTAACCCGGCTGTAGTCTGGCCTCCAATACGGATAATTGCGGTGTTCTGAATACAGGACCATGTGGTTTTTGTTTCGCTGGATATATGCCCGTTACTTACTGAGCACGTAGACTGCTCTGACTTTACACGCATCCCCATAACCATTTTTTCAAGCGATGCGTTTTCGTTTACCCGTCTGTTAGCTCCTCCAATATCGCAATAAGGAAATCCGTCGTAATCTGTTGAACGACCGAAGCCAAGAATAATAGCCGCTCCGGTTTGATGACCGCCGGTATCAAAAACACGTGGCGCTGCATTTGGCGTTTTATACCAGTTCTTATGTACCTCACAAAGAACCGTAAAAGGAAGATTATAAAGATTATTCTTAATTGGAACTGTAACTATATCGCTTGCGCGGGTCGCCGCCGTCGCTCCTGATATAATAAAAGATGATACACAAGGCCCATCTTCTACTTGTGGGGTGGCCAGATAAATATAGTCACCAGATACGGTTGCCCCGCTCTGCTTAGGAGAATACTGTATCTGAGAGCCTATTTTAAACTCCCCATCAATTGCCTGAATTGTTGCCTCTGCAAAAATCCATCCGGTAGCTTCGTCCTTTCTGACTCTCGCTGTAATTCTTGAGGCAGCACCGCCTGTCATATTAATTTCAAGCGTTTGTGTATCAATATACGCATCACCAAGAAAAGTTGTTGCGCTACCGTCATATTTATCAAACCGGATACGCAACCTTACCTGCAGTTCTGTTTTAAAACGACATGAGGTTGTCACGTGTTTATTATCGCCTGAGACATCAACTGACTTTGTTGCAGCAATTGATGCCATATTAATGGCTGAGGTTTGCCCAATCAGAGAATCGTTGCAGACAAACTTTCCATAGGTAAAACCAAAATTATCCGTCCCTGTTTCGGGCACATCCATATTTGACGATCGCCCCCAACTGGCAGGGCTTTCCGAATTGAGCATGTAGTTTGTTCTTTGCCCCTCAATAAGCAGGCCATCACGTTCAAATCGTGGCTCGTCAATGGCAGCCTCTGTCAGCACACCAGATTTGTTAATATAGGTTGCTTTCGATGCACGTTTAAACTTAACAATCTTGTCGCCAGGCATCGTTATTTCATCGTCACCAATAACAATTTTTTTATATGACGGCGAAAAGCCCGTAATCATATCCAGTGAATCGTTAAACGGTATCCACACATCAGGCAGTGGCTGTAAGACATATTTATACGGCTCTGCTGCCTGACTTGCATACTCTCTGGCTGCGTCTTCACTTGCTTTAGCTGCTGTCTGGCTTGCTGCCGATGCTTTCGCCGAGTTCGCCGCTGCAGTCTCGCTTGTCTTTGCATTGGTTTCACTGGTTTTTGCCGCTTTTTGACTGTTGGCTGATGCAGTGGCAGAAGCAGCCGCCGCGCTTGCAGAACCAGCTGCCGCGCTCTCGCTTTGGGCTGCTGCAACCTGGCTGTTTTTCGCCGCAGTTTCGCTGGCTTTGGCATTCGTTTCGCTGGTCTTCGCTGCCGTCTGGCTGGACTTTGCGTTAGTTTCACTCGTCTTCGCTGCTTTCTGGCTGTTAGCCGCAGCAGTTGCTGCTCCAGCTGCTGAAGTCGCAGAACCGGCTGCTGCGCTCTCGCTCTCAGCTGCTGCAGTCTGGCTGTTTTTCGCCGCAGTTTCACTGGCTTTGGCATTCGTTTCGCTGGCCTTCGCTGCCGTCTGGCTGGACTTTGCGTTGGTTTCGCTCGTCTTTGCGGCTGTCTCGCTATTTTTCGCGTTGGTTTCTGATTTTTTAGCTGCTGTCGCGGAATTTGCCGATGCAGTCTGCGAGGCCGCTGCCGCCTGTGCGCTGTTAGCTGCATTCGTTTCTGAGTTTTTCGCCGCGTTCTTCGATGATGCCGCTGCAGTTTCGGATTTCTTTGCCGCCGCTGCGCTCTGAGAGGCGGCTTCAGAGTTGCGTGCCGCTTCTTCCACCATTACCTCAAAACGACGCAATGCCTCCGGCATGACATCCTCTTCCGTCATGGCACCGAGAAAATCATTCAGCGTGCCTGGTCTGGAACCTTCATAGACGGTAATGGTCCCGGCATGTGAAGGCGGAAAACCTTCAACCAGCAGGGTGACGCTGTACTGGCCATACTCAACATCCATGCTGTAACGCCCGGCTTCATCCGGATTTTCAGAGGCCACCGTATTCACCAGTACCGTGGTGCTGTTACGCTTTGCTTTGAGCTGAATAGTGCAGTTCTGTATTGGTTTTCCTGCACCGTCTTTCAGCACGCCTGAAATCTGTACTGCCATATTCACTCCACAAATAAAAAAGGCGCCATTTCTGGCGCCCGTATTTGGGTTATAAAACTCAACTGATACTGATACCGGCTGTTGATTTCTTCATCACGACAACAAGAAGGTCGCTGATACTGGTCGTTGGCGTCCAGTTATTAGCACCATATGAAGAAACATTGAAAGTCAGGGTGACATGACCGTGTCCGGCAGGCATATCAATGACGGATGAAAATACCCTGCTGACATCCGTCGCGGGTTGCTGAAAGATTTCCTGTCCGTTCTTCAGCACCTGCAGCTTACAGGTTGAATACCAGTATGACTGTTGGTTATTGCTGTTGAAGTTTTCATGCTTACCACCGTGAAACAGAACGGGTGGGATTACTATCTGACGGTCAAAAGCCTGGTCATCGTACACAGTGACCGTAATTGTACCGCTGGCATAACTGCCATTTCTCGGAAAGGCTTTTCCCACCGTTTTGACAATATCACCTTCAATCTGGTTGGCAGACAGTTTTCCCAGAATCCGACAGTTCTGGTTAATCGTGACATTATTGAGCGTCCCGGAGTTCGCATTCACGTTACCGCTGATATCGGCATTTTTCGCCGTCAGCCGCCCGTCCGGTGTCAGGGAAAATACCGGCGGATTGCCGCCACTGGTAATGGTGGGAGCCGTCAGATACTTCAGGAACACTTCGTTCATGAATATCTGGTTACCCTGCGCCACAAACATCGGAGTTTCATTCCCGTTTGCCGGGTCAATAAACGCGATACGGTTAGCGGCAACCAGGAACTGGCTCAGTTTACCTTCCTCCGTATCCTCCATACTAAGGCCAAGCCCCGCGACATAATGCCTGCCGTCTTCGGTCTGCTCAATTTTGACGCCCCACATGGCATTCCATTTATCGTTGGCGTCCTTCCACTCTTTCGAAAACTCCTCCAGTTTGCTGGCGTTATCCTCCGTCAGCTCGACTTTTTCCAGCAGCTCCTTGCCGAGATGGGATTCGGTTATCTGGCCTTTGAAAAAATCCAGGTAACCTTCCGCATCATCGCTCGCCCGACCGACAGCCTCCACGAATGTCGATTTGCCGACGGTGTTCACACTGCGAACGTAAAAATAATAATCATGACCCGGCTTAATATTGATACTGGCAGCTATCCAGTACAGCGCCGTGCCAAGATAGCGGGCTGTGGTTTCAACCTGCCTGATATCCGCAATCCGCTTTTCCGAGAACCAGAACTCAAACTGTACCGTCGGATCATAAACGGCAAGATGCGGCGTGGCGGTTATCTGAAAATAGCCCGGCGTCAGCTCAATCCTCGACGGCGCTGCCGGTGCGGCAATCCGGAACGATACCGATGCCGGATCGCCCTGCTGCCCCCAGGCATTTGCCGCCCGGACTGTCAGTCTGTAGTTCCCCAGCGCCAGTTGCGTGAAACGGTATGTGGTTTCCGTCGTCCTGGCCGTGCTGACCAGCCGCTCACTGCCGTCATCCGCTGCCACGGTCAGGCGAAGCATAAAGCTCACGCCCTTCACCACCTTCGGTGTGTCCCAGCGCGCCAGCACCTGATATTCCCCGCTGTCTGCAGTGACTTCTGCGGTCAGGTGCTGCACCGCTGGCGGCGTGACACCATTCACCGTGCCACTCTGTTCGCCGTCAAAGTGCGCCCCGTTATCCACGATGGCCTCTTTTTCCGGCACATGCTGCACGGCGGTGATGGCATACGTGCCGTCGTCGTTCTCACGGATACTCACGCAGCGGAACAGTCGCTGGCGCAGCGTCGGCAGCTTCAGCCCCCATACGCTGTATTCAGCAACACCGTCAGGAACACGGCTCACTTTTACCTTCACGCCGTCGGTGACGGACTGAACCTCCACGCTGACCGGATTGCCACTTCCGTCAACCAGGCTTATCAGCGTGGTACCGGAGGATGGCAGCGTGATTTCACGGTCGAGCGTCAGCGTCCGGGTCTGGCTGTTCACCGCCAGCACGCGACCACCGGTGCTGATACCGGCATAGTCATCATCGCAGATTTCAATAACATCGCCCGGCACATGGCGAAGCCCTTCTGCGCCCACGCTGAAATCCACGGTCTGCGTTTCCAGCAGTTCCGTTTTAATCAGCCACAGCCCGGCGCGGTGTGCCTGCCCCCGGCTGGTACAGCCAAAGGCATCCATCTTCGTGACATTACGACCGTAACGGGCAATGGCCTGCGTATCTTCAACAAGCTCTGTCGCCGTCTCCCAGCCGTTGTTCGGGTCAATCCAGTTCACCTCAACGGCATTATGGCGGTCCTTCAGGGCGCTGAAGCTGTAGCGGAACGGCGCGCCATCATCCGGCATCACCACATTACTGCGGTTATAGGTCCACACCTTATCCGACGGTCGGTCCTGCACGAACGTCAGCGTCTGTCCGTTCCATACCGGCATACAGCGCATCGCCGAGCAGAAATCACTGAGCACATCCCACGCCTTGCGCTGTGTGGTCAGGTACGCATTACAGGTGATGCGCGGCTCCGTGCCGCCAAAGCCGTCCGGCACTGACTGGTCGCAGTACTGGCCGATGACATACAGCGCCCATTTGTCCACATCCGCCGCACCAAGACGTTTCCCCATGCCGTAGCGCGGGTGGGTCAGCATATCCCACAGACACCAGGCCATGTTGTTGCTGTATGCTGGTTTTAACGTTCCGTCCCAGATACCGCTGTATTGTCGCGTCTGCGGGTTATAGTTCGACGGCACCTGCAGAATGCGCCCGCGAAGATGATAATTACGGCTCACCTGCTGGCTGCCGAACTGCTCCGAGTCCACCTGTACGCCGACCAGTGCCGTGTTCGGGTAGCACTGTTTCACATCGATGATCTCGGTGTATGACGACCAGAGCGTTTTGTTCTGCAGCTGGTCTGTGGTGCTGTCCGGCGTCATCCTGCGCATCCGGATATTGAACGGGCGCGGCGGCAGGTTATCCACCACCACCGAGGCCAGATACTGCGAGGTGGTTTTGCCCTTAATGGTGATGTCTTTTTCCGTCACCCAGCCACCGTTACGCTGTATCTGAACCAGCAGGCGGACTTCCGACGGATTCCTGTCTCCCTTTGAGGTGGTTTCCACCAGTGCCTGTACACCGAAGGTAAAGCGCAGACGGTCGATGTTTGCCGACGTGATGGTCCGGGTGATCGGCGTTTCATATTTCACTTCCGTACCGAGCACCGTCTCGGAACCGGAGGATTCAAATCCCTCCGGCGGTGTCTGCTCCTGCTCACCTGCCCGGAACACCACCGTGACACCGGAGATGTTGGTATTCCCCTCACTGTCCAGCACCGGTGTACTGTTCAGCAGCACGCTTTTTAATCCATCCACCGGACCTTCAATCGGCCCTTCGCTGATGGCATCGATCACACTCAGCAGCTGCGTGGATTTCAGGTTATCCTTCGCTTCGCGCGGGGTATGCCCCTTACTGCTGCCTTTACCCATTCGTCATGCTCCATAAACGACAAAACCGCCCGGAGGCGGTTTCACATAAAACATTTTGCATCAGCGACCAATCACCACAACCTGACCACCGTCCCCTTCGTCTGCCGTGCTGATCTCCTGAGAAACCACCCGCGACCCCACAAGCATTTCACCGTACAGAACAGGCAGAACATTGCCCTGAGCAACCATGTTATCCAGTGAGGAAAAATAGGTGTTCTGTTTGCCGTTATCCGTTGTCTGTGTGCGGGGAGTTCTGGCTTTCGGTGCCAGCATCTGCGCCACACCACCGAGCACCATACTGGCACCGAGAGAAAACAGGATGCCGGTCATACCACCGGCCCCAATGGCTGCCCCCCATGCTGCAAGGGTGGCTCCGGCAGTAAAGAATGATCCGGCAATGGCGGCAGCTCCCAGGACAATCTGGAATACACCACCTGACTTGGCCCCGGCGACTCTGGGAACAATATGAATCACAGCGCCATCAGGCAGAGTCTCATGTAACTGCGCCGTTAATCCGGACGTGCTGACATCCCGCCCGGCAATCCGTACCTGATACCAGCCGTCGCTCAGTTTCTGACGAAACGCCGGGAGCTGTGTGGCCAGCGCCCGGATAGCTTCAGCCCCCGTTTTCACACGAAGATCGATGCGGCGGCCAAATCGTTGCAAATCCCCGTAAAGGCAGATGCGTGCCATGCCCGGTGACGCCAGAGGGAGTGTGTGCGTCGCTGCCATTTGTCGGTATACCTCTCTCGTTTGCTCAGTTGTTCAGGAATATGGTGCAGCAGCTCGCCATCACCACAGTAAATGGCGGCATGATTCGGCACCGATGAACCAAAACAGCACAGCAGCACATCGCCCGGTTGTGCTGATGACAACGGCACCTGATACAGCCCTGTGGCCTCCAGATTATCCAGATAGAGATTCTGACCGTGACGCCACCAGTCATCCTCGCGATGAAAATCCGGCATCTCAATCCCCGCCAGATGATAAGCATCCCGGAACAGCGTGTAACAGTCCGTCACCCCGTGTTCAAAGCGCCGCCCGGTGAGATGCGGCACACAGCGGAACTTATGAATCGTCCCCCGGTAGACCAGCCACCACGGCAAATCACTCTGCACCTGCAGCCGCCGGTCAGCCTCACTCAGCCAGGGCAGACCACCGGGGTGGCTGTGGACCAGCGCCACAATCTCACCCTGCATCTCTGCCCGCAGCCAGTACTCCGGCGACATCCGGAAATACGCCTCCGGCTCACCGGAGATATTCACGCAGGGAAAATATCTTTCCCCTTCCGGCGTTCTCACCACGAAGCCGCACGACTCCGCTGGCGCACATCGCCGGGCGTGCGCCAGAATCGCTGATTCTGTCTCTGTCATGGGATTTACTGCGAAAGTTTGTTAATGGAAAGGAAGCCGCCAAAGTTGCCGACGTTATTGCGGAACTTACAGCCACTCAGGCATTTGCTGCATTTATCCTTCGTGATATCGGACGTTGTCTGGTCATATTCATCCGCGACCGCCGGACCGTGATAACCGCACTCATCGCCGCGATAGGTCCAGGTGCAGGTGTTGGCCAGCATGATACGTCCCGGAAAAACAGCGCCATCTGTTTCCGTCGGCGTGGACAGTACAAAAGAGGCACTCACCGCGCTCAGTTCGCTGCACTGCTCGATGCGCCAGCGGCTGATCACCTCCTGCTCCGGATCGGCGTCACTGTTTCCGTTAACGAAGTTCACCGCATCCAGAAAACGGGCGTAAACCTTACGCCGGACCACCGTTCCGCCGACCAGACTCTGCAGATCTTCCGCCATCCCGGTGACCATACCGTACAGGTTAGAAACCGTCAGCGTGGGGCGCGTACTGGTGCCTTTGCCATTCAGTTCAAAACCGCTCCCCTGAATGGGATACGGCTGATACTGTCGCCCCTGCCAGGTGACCGGCTCACCTTTTTCGTTCAGCTCATTACAGAAAAAATAACGTTCTCCACCGACCTCTGTCAGGTCGATTTCCCAGAGCACCACGCTGGCCGACTGCTCCGCACGGGTGCATTCATTCAGTGTTTCCTGCCGGATATCCTGCATCAGTTCACCACCTGTTCAAACTCTGCGCTGAACTCAACACGCAGCATACTGACCCGCGACGACCATTTTGCGCAGGTCACCTTTATCTGCCGCCACTCATAAGGCGGCGTCCACAGAAAGGCCTTCCAGCCCCCGTGCTCTTCCAGAAACGACTCCAGCGCCGTGGCCTCCCAACGGGGGACAGAAAGCGTCACGCTGTACGTTTTCAGGTTGGCATTCAGCCCGGCAGGCGCTCGCTGGGAATAGCCATCACCAAAGCGCACCTTTCTTACAGAAGGGGCCGAAGCCACATCCATACCGGGTTTCACTTTCCAGCGGAAGGTTTTCATCGTCCACCTCCGGAGAACAGGCCACCATCACGCATCTGTGTCTGAATTTCATCACGGGCACCCTTGCGGGCCATGTCATACACTGCCTTCATCATCTGTGGACCTGGCAGACCATTCGTACCGTCGTTCTGAATCACCACGTGATTGTTCTGATTAAAATTAATGCCTTCAGCCCGCCGCATCTGCGCCGGACTTCCGGCACCGCCCACATAACCACCTTCCGCATAGCCCCGCATCAGGCGGTACAGGTTGCCGACACCAATCCGGCTGGTTGCCTCCTTCGTGAAGACAAATTCACCACGGTGAACAATCCCCGCTGGCTCATATTTGCCGCCGGTTCCCGTAAATCCCCCGGTCGCAAAATGGAATTTCGCCGCAGCGGCCTGAATGGCTGTACCGCCTGACGCGGATGCTCCACCACTGGCAGCACCGCCAATGGCGCTGCCGATACTCCCGACAATCCCCACCATTGCCTGCTTAAGCAGAATTTCTGTCATCATGGACAGCACGGAACGGGTGAAGCTGCGCCAGTTCTGCTCACTGCCGGTCAGCATCGCCGCCATATTCTGTGCAATACCATCAAAGGTCTGCGTGGCTGCACTTTTAACCTGCGACATACTGTCCGTGGCGCTCTCTTCCCACTCACTCCAGCCGGACTTCAGGCCTGCCATCCAGCTCCCGCGAAGCTGGTCTTCAGCCGCCCAGGTCTTTTTCTGCTCTGACATGACGTTATTCAGCGCCAGCGGATTATCGCCATACTGTTCCTTCAGGCGCTGTTCCGTGGCTTCCCGTTCTGCCTGCCGGTCAGTCAGCCCCCGGCTTTTCGCATCAATGGCGGCCCGTTTTGCCCGTTGCTGCTGTGCGAATTTATCCGCCTGCTGCGCCAGCGCGTTCAGGCGCTCCTGATACGTAACCTTGTCGCCAAGTGCAGCCAGCTGGCGTTTGTACTCCAGCGTCTCATCTTTATGCGCCAGCAGGGATTTCTCCTGTGCAGACAGCTGGCGACGTTGCGCCGCCTCCTCCAGTACCGCGAACTGACTCTCCGCCTTCCACAAATCCCGGCGCTGCTGGCTGATTTTCTCATTCGCTCCGGCATGCTTCTCCAGCGTCCGGAGTTCTGCCTGAAGCGTCAGCAGGGCAGCATGAGCACTGTCTTCCTGACGATCGCCCGCAGACACCTTCACGCCGGACTGTTTCGGCTTTTTCAGCGTCGCTTCATAATCCTTTTTCGCCGCCGCCATCAGCGTGTTGTAATCCGCCTGCAGGATTTTCCCGTCTTTCAGTGCCTTGTTCAGTTCTTCCTGACGGGCGGTATATTTCTCCAGCGGCGTCTGCAGCCGTTCGTAAGCCTTCTGCGCCTCTTCGGTATATTTCAGCCGTGACGCTTCGGTATCGCTCTGCTGCTGCGCATTTTTGTCCTGTTGAGTCTGCTGCTCAGCCTGCTTTCGGGCGGCTTCAAGCGCAAGACGGGCCTTTTCACGATCATCCCAGTAACGCGCCCGCGCTTCATCGTTAACAAAATAATCATCCTTGCGCAGATTCCAGATGTCGTCTGCTTTCTTAAACGCAGCCTCTGCCTTAATCAGCATCTCCTGCGCGGTATCAGGACGACCAATATCCAGCACCGCATCCCACATGGATTTGAATGCCCGCGCTGTCCTGTCTGCCCAGGTCTCCAGCGTGCCCATGTTCTCTTTCAGGCGGCGGGTCTGGTCATCAAACCCTTTCGTTGCGGCTTCGTTCGCCGCCTGCAATGCCCCGGCTTCATCGCCGGAACGCTGCAACTGAGCAACATACGCAATCTGCTCCGCCGTCACGTTATGGAACTGGCGCGCCATCGCCGTCAGCCCCGACGTCGGGTCAGTGGTCAGCTTCCCGAAGGCTTCAGCGACCTTGTCCACCTCCACGCCGGATGCAGAAGAGAAACGCGCCACACTCTGGCTGATGGACGCAATCTGAGCCTCACCGCTTACCCCCGCCTTAACCAGTGCACTGAGTGACTCGCTGGTCTGGTTAAACGTCAGCCCTGCCGCCTGCCCGGCTCTGGACAGGACCAGCATACGATCTGCCGTCAGACCCGACTGATTACCGGAAAGGACCAGCGTTTTGTTGAAATCGGACAGGGTTGAGTTACCCTGATACCAGGCATACGCCAGCGCACCGGTCGCCACCGCCAGCGAGGTGGCCCCGACCATCGGCAGGGTGATCGCACCGGCAAGCCCCCGGAACATGGGGATCATCCCGCCGAAGGAGTCCTTAACCTGACCACCCTGTTGCAGCAGGATCAGCCACGGGCTTTGCCCGCCTGCAAGCTGCGTGGCCACGTCGGTGAACTGTGCAGGCAGCATACGCATGGCGGCTTTATACTGCCCGACGGAAATCCCCGCTTTCTGTGCAGCCAGTGCCTGTCGGCTCAGCGACTGTTCAACGACTGCCGCTGTTTTTTTCGCATCACTTTCCGTACCGGAAAAATGACGCCTGACTCTGGCCATCTGCTCGTCAAATCTGGCCGCATCCAGACTTAAATCAACGACCAGATCGCCTACCGGTTCAGCCATACCGGACTCCTCCTGCGATCCCTTCTGATACTGTCATCTGTAGTGGTCAAGTAATACTGGCCACGGTTTTACAGTAAAAATGGTATCTGTTCTCTGACTCTTCCGGCGTCAGCCCTCCGTTATAATGGTGAGGCCTGACGCTATTGTAATAATTCAGAATATAACTGCTGATTTGCTGCCGGGCCACGTCTTTGCCTGTGTAGCCATCGGTTGGCACCCATTCTGTTTTCAGACTGCGGAAGAAGCGTTCCATTGGACTGTTATCCCAGCAGTTTCCCCGTCGGCTGACACTTTGCTTTATCCTGTAACGCCAGAGAAGTTGTTGATATTTCAGTCCTGTATATTGACTTCCCTGGTCGCTATGGAACATGACGTCCCGCGGCTGACCACGCACCTCATACGCCATCCGCAGGGCACTGCTTATCAGGGCAGTATCGGCATTCGCTGACAGGCTCCAGCCGATAACCCTGCGGGCAAAAAGATCCATGACGACCGCCAGATAGCACCAGCGATTTCCTGCCCAGATATACGTAATATCTCCGCACCATACCCTATCTGGCTCGGGCACAGCGAACTGGCGCTCAAGCAGATTCGGCAGACAGGTATGTTCCTGACGAGCATTTTTGTACTGATGTTTTCCGGGCTGACAACTGCTCAGGTTCAGATATTTCATCAGACGCCCGGCACGGTAACGGCTCATCGGGACGCCGTTTTGGGTCAGCATTTCAGCCAGCGTGCGCGCCCCCGCAGAGCCCCTACTTTGGTTCCACGCCCGGCGTATTTCGCTGCACAACCTGACTCGCGCCGGATTAACCGTATCGCGTCGTTTTCGCCAGTACCGGTAACTGCTGCGGTGTATTTCCAGAGCAGAACAGAGGCTGACAACTGAGTGGCTGTCACTCAGTCTGGCAACTATCGTGAACCGTTCAGCGAGTCGGACATCAAGAGCGCGGTAGCCTTTTTTAATATCGTATTTTGTTCCTCCAGGCGGCGAACCTGCTTTTCCAGTTCGCGGATACGTTGCTGGTCTGGAGTAATAGGTGTGGCAGAGGGCGCAATCCCCTGACGCTCTCGCCTGAGCTGGCGCACCCAACTCTCAAGCGTGGTAGAACCGACATTCATCGCTTCACTGGCTTGTCGATATGAGTAGCCCTTATCAACAATTAGCTGTGCACATTCCAGCCTGAATTCAGGGGTGAAAGTACGTTTGGTTTTCTTGTTCATTAAGTCACCTGTTTTGTGTTGTGGTGAGGATATCACCTTTAATCAGGTGGCCAAATTTACTGTGCCACTACACATCAGCATTACGTCATCCTCCGTCATGTCCGCCACATCCGGGGAAGCGGGGATAACTTCATTCCCGTCCGGGCCAAAGCGGACACCTCCGGCAAGCCCTGCCGCTTTCTGCATCAGCACATCATCTTCAGGCTCTTCGTCAGCCTCGCGCCGGTTCAGCAGACTGAAATCCAGCGGATGCATATCCGGATCGCTGAAAAACAGGCTGAGCACGGTGTACGTCAGCCCGGAAAAGTGCATATCCAGCAGAACATCATGAAAATAATGGGTACTGTAAAAGCGGTGCCAGTCGGCATACTCCGTGGATGACATCCCGGCAAGCATGGCGCGCCAGTCGGGTCGCCCCATCTCGCGCGCCAGTTTCAGGGCAAAACTCAGCTCACCGTCGAACACTTTCCCGCAGAAACAGGCTCTGCAGGCCCGGCGTCCTCTGCCTGTTCAGGGGCATTATTCACCACAAACTCAGACATTCCGGACAGACGTAACACCACGTTTTCAGCCTGAGCAATTGCCTCCGTGGGCCAGGTGGTAAGCACTTCCTGCTCAATCTGCGTAATGGCTTCATTCATGGACGGCAGCTTTGTCTTCTGCGGATGGTTATGCCACAGAGACATCGCCACCAGAAACGCCCCGCCTCTGATAAGATCCTCTACAGACACCTGCAGGTTGCCACTGGATTCAGCCTTTTTTTCCTGCTCTTTCAACCAGGCAAGATGCTCAATACGCTGCAGGGCTGACAGTTCAGAAAGCGTGACGGTCACACCGTTATGTTCAAATGATTCGGTTTTCAGGAACATCGCTGACTCTCCGGATTAACTGGCGGTGACGGTAATTTCTGCAACCGCAGCAAACTCACCATTACCGGATACAACCGGAATGTTGACCTTGCCTGCAGCAACGCCGTTCACGGTGATGGTCATACCACTGACCGACACGGTGGCTTTTGTTTTATCCGCTGACACCGCACGGAAGCTCTTGTCGGTTGCGCCTTCCGGCTGGAATGCCACGGTCAGCGTGGTGCTCTTCCCTTTCACTACGGAAGCGCTGGCTGGCGTCACGGTCATACCGGTTGCCGCTGTTACCGTGCTGCGATCTTCTGCCATCGACGGACGTCCTACGTTGGTGACTTTCACCGTGCGGGTGATCACGTCCTTCGCCGTCACCGCCTTACCGATACTGCTGACCCAGCCGCGGAACACATCGACCGTGCCGTTCGGGAAGCGGATTTTATAGGCACGGGTATCACCTTCATTAAACCACGCCAGCAGCGCCTGCTGCCCCTGCTCTCCGGGCATCCACGCCAGCGTGAAGCTGGTATCTCCGGCAGATTTCTGCCCCTGTCCGGTCGCGGTCCAGTCCGCATCTTCATCATCGAGATAACTGTCGTCATAGGACTCAGCGGTCAGTTCGCCGGGCGTCAGGTCTTTAACTTTAGCCAGACGCGACCAGTCAACGTCTGAAAGCGGGTTCGCATAAGGGTCGCCGCTCCCGTTATAAACCCACAGGGTGGTTCCGGCACCTTTCACCGGTATTGCTGGATTTGGTACAGGCATATCGTCCTCACATTTCATAGGTAATGACATAAGTCAGATCGGCTGAACTCCACAGGCCCGCATCATCGTCGCGCCGGTAGTCATAGCCACTGGCCACCATACTGGTGATCAAATCTGACAGTGCCGGGATATCGCTCATCACCGGATAAATCCGGGACTCCATCCACGCATCCAGCTCTGAATCCGGCACCTGAGCAGGCAGGAAAACTTCGATATGCAGCTCCGCCTGCCAGGTATCGCTGTCCAGCTCTTCGCCCGTGTATTCAGCGCCGGTGAGATAAACGGCAACTGCCGGAAAATCCGCCTCATCAAAAACAGCGGGGCGACCATCAAAAAACGTCGCCCCGGTGTCATGCTTCTCCAGTGCATCCAGTACGGCTGCACGGAGTTCAGTATGTTTCATCGCTTTATTACCATCCTCAGTTGATGCTGCAGCGCATAGCCCAGCTCTTTCGGAAGACGCTCACGCCGTATCCGTTCAATATTCTGTTTAAACGCCGTGGTCAGTGGCACCGCCATCGGGATTTTCACCACATCAATGGGGTAACGGTTTTTCCCGGCCACACGCTGCATAACATGCCACCGGCCATTTTTCAGTTGCTGAATAAACGCGCCGGGAATACGACGGTTTCCCACCACAAGCACGCTGCCGCCACCTTTCAGGGATGAACGCTGCCCCTTTTTACGACGCCTGCGTCGGGACAGGACAACCCGCGCATTACCCAGCCTGATTACGGGCAAATCCCCCCGGTTAACCCTGATTCTGGCCTGCGGATTTTTAACCGTGGCCCTTTTCAGCCTGGCCCTTTCCTTTACCAGTTTCCGGCGTACCTTTGTCTCACGGGCAACCTGTGACGCCGACTGCGATATCGCGGATGAAGCAACGCGGTTAATGGCCATTGCGGCGGCACCAGGCACCGCCGTTTTGCTGATACGGCTGAGGTTTTCAACGGCCTGCTCAAGACCTTTTATGGCCATACATCCCCCTTTCAGCGGCGACGGTTAACGGCAGGCGGTACGCCCCGCCCAAGCCAGAGATGACAGCTTCCGCCATCATCCGGCGAAACACGATCTATCCAGAAGTTTTCCTCACCGATGGTCAGCGTGTCTCCACGCCGCAGCTGCCGCACATCATCAGTCCGGACAAACAGGGACGGGCTGGAGCCTTCAACGCGTACGCCCTGTCCGGCATAGCTGATATTTTCAGGGTCATCAAAAACACCACGTATCACAGCGCCGGACTGCTCACCGGATGTCATGGTGGCTGACGTTCCCATGTACCCGCGTATCGTTTCATCGGCGCGGGCAATGGCAGCATCGAACAGGTTATCGAAATCAGCCACAGCGCCTCCCGTTATTGCATTCTGGCCAGGCCACGTTCTGTCATTTCGGCTGCCACACCGACAGAGACACGAAACGCCGTTCCCGGCAGCACAAATGCCACAGGTTCATCCCGCGTGGCGTGAAGTGCATCAGTATGCAGCGTCACCAGTGCCACGACCGTGACCAGAGCAGCCGTATCAATCATGGTATCCGGCTGCTCTGATACCACCTCATTTTCATGTCCGGTCAGCGCATTTTCCGGTCTGAGAGGGGTATCCTGACCGGCAGCGTCATCCGTGTCATCAAGCTCCTCTTCCAGCTCTGCCACACGGAGCGCCAGTTCTTCTTTCGTCCCCGTCAGGCTGACATCACGGTTCAGTTGCTCACCCAGCGACCGGAGACGGACAATCAGTTCATCTTTCGTCATGGACTCCTCCACAGAGAGAAAATGGCCCCGAAGGGCCACGATTACGCCAGTTGTACGGACACGAACTCATCAGGGTCAGCCAGCAGCATCAGCGGTGCTGACTGAATCATGGTGAACTCACGTGCCGGATCGCCGGTGGTCACCCAGTTTTTCGGGTAACGGGCAGAGGAGTTAATGCCTTCGCGCTGTGCGTCCGCATCCTGAATGCAGCCATAGGTGCGCAGACCGCGTGCCTGAGTGTTCCCCAGCACCATCGTGTTGTCCGGCAGGAAGTTCTTTTTGACGCCGTTTTCCACGTACTGTCCGGAATACACGACGATGGCCACATCGCCATACATCCCCTTGTAGGACACCGCTTTGCCCAGGTCTTTCACCGCTGTCTCCAGCTCGGAATGAGAGCCGCGACGAGTATCCAGCTTCTCCCTGACGGCTTTGAAGGAACGGAACAGCGCCCAGCCTTTCGGATCAAACACGATGATATTCACCACTCCGCTGGCGTTCAGCGCGTAGGCTTCGATATCGTCGGTCGGGTCATACGTGGACTTGTCACGCTTGCTCCACTCCGTGCCGCCGGACTGCGTGATGTTATTCGCCTCACTGCGGCCCATATCCACCTCAACCGGATCGAAGGCTTCACCGGTCATGGTGTATTTGCCCTTAAGCACGGCAGAAACTGCCTGCATCTCTTCGACCTGGGCAATGGCCAGCTCTTCGTCACGCATGTTCTGCATAATGATGCGACGGCGGCGGTAAGCCGGGTCCGCCAGATTCTGCGGATCTTCATCCGGCAGGCGACGCAGGGTCATCTGCGGATTCACCTCATGCTTCGGCTTGACATATCCCGGCGTAAATTCAGAGGTGGAGCCGCCACGGGAGCGGATAACCTCACCGGAAACAATCGGCGAAACGTACAGCGCCATGTTTACCAGCCCCGGAATTTGTGAGAGATAGACTTTCTCCGTGGTGAAGGGATAGCTCTCACGGAAAAAGAGACGCAGAAACAGCGGATCAAACTTAAATTTCTGCTCATTTGCCGCCAGCAGCTGGGCGGTTGTGTACATCGACATAAAAAAATCCCGTAAAAAAAGCCGCACAGGCGGCCTTTAGTGATGAAGGGTAAGGTTAAACGATGCTGATTGCCGTTCCGGCAAACGCGGTCCGTTTTTTCGTCTCGTCGCTGGCAGCCTCCGGCCAGAGCACATCCTCATAACGGAACGTGCCGGACTTGTAGAACGTCAGCGTGGTGCTGGTCTGGTCAGCAGCAACAGCAAGAATGCCGACAGCAGCACCGTCGGTGGTGCCATCCCACGCAACCAGCTTACGGGTGGAGGTGTCCAGCATCAGCGGGGTCATTGCAGGCGCTTTCGCACTCAATCCGCCTGGCGCGGTTGCGGTATGAGCCGGGTCACTGTTGCCCAGCGGCTGGTAATGGGTAAAGGTTTCTTTGCTCGTCATAAACATCCCTTACACTGGTGTGTTCAGCAAATCGTTAACGGCATCAGATGCCGGGTTACCTGCCGCCAGCGGTGTCGGTGCCCCCTGCATCAGACGATCCAGCGCAGTGTCACTGCGCGCCTGTGCACTCTGTGGTGCTGCGGCCAGAATGCGGCGGGCCGTTTCCACGGTCATACCGGGGGTTTCTGCCAGCACGCGGGCCTGTTCTTCGCGTCCGTGAGCCTCCTCACAATTGAGGATCCCCATAATGCGGCTGTTTTCTGCCGCAACCGCTGCGGTGATCTGTGCGTTCACGTCCGGCTGCGCCGCGCTGGCGTTCTCGCCCTCTGTCGCTGACACCACGTCAGTAACGTCAGCCTGCAAAGCAGTGGCTGAAACAGTTGTTGATTGAGTCTCTTTGGTCATTCGCCCTCCTGAGAGACGGGATTTACGTGCATCCAGTGCCTCACGCATAACGGTGATCGCATCGGTGCTGTTGACAAGTTCATCAGCCAGTCCGGCATCAATGGCCTCCTGACCGCTGTACACTGCAGCCTCGGTATCCAGCACAGCCTGCACGGACAGGCCGGTATATGCCGACACCTTCTGCGCAAACATCCGGCGGGTTGCATCCATCCGGGACTGCAGTGTCTCCCGGACGTCATCCGGAAGATGGCTGTAGGGGTTGCCATCCACCTTATGGCTGCCGCTGTAAATCAGCGTGATTTCCACGCCCTGTTTCTCCAGCGCAGCACCGTAATTACTGTGAGCCATCATGACGCCGATGGAGCCTGTCCGAGCGGTCTGCGTGACCAGACGCCGGGAGGCGGCACTGGCAAGCAACTGACCTGCACTGCAGTTCATGTCGTTGGCAAGCGCCCATACCGGTTTTATGTCACGCACACGGGCGATGATGTCAGCGCAGTCAAATGCCCCCGCCACCATCCCGCCGGGCGTGTCCATATCGAGCAGAATGCCGTCCACCATCGGATCGCTGGCAGCCTGTTGCAGACGGGCGATAATGCCGTTGTAACCGGTCATCCCCGAGTACGGCTGCAGCGCCCGCGTCCGGCTGACCAGCGTGCCGGACACCGGCAGCACGGCGATGCCGTTCATGACCTGATAACTGCGGGCCTGTCGTGGTCCGTCATCATCACCGGATAATGCCAGCGTCGCGAGTGCCTCCTGGGCAGTCAGGCTGTCGCCGGACACCGCATCCGTCAGGCGGCTGATCCCAAACTGGCCTGCAAGCGCACAAAAGAAAACCCGCGCATAGGCGGGTTCAAGCATCAGCGGCTCATTAAAGGCCATACTGGCAATATGCGGGAGATTACGCAGCTCTGCTGTCACTCTTCTCCTCCTCTGTTGATTGTCGCAGCCCGGATTCAAATGCCGCAGCCGCCCAGGCGGGCGGTTTAAGACCAGCCGCGCGGCGCTCCATCGTTTCACGGACCTGCTGGGCAAAAATTTCCTGATAGTCGTCACCGCGTTTTGCGCACTCTTTCTCGTAGGTACTCAGTCCGGCTTCTATCAGCATCACCGCTTCCTGAACTTCTTTCAGACCATCGATGGCCATACGACCGGAGCCTATCCAGTCGCAGTTCCCCCAGGCACTGCGGGCTTCCTGAAAACTGAAGCGCGCTTTTGAAGGTAACGTCACCACGCGGCGAACGATGGCCTCTTCCAGCCAGCACAGAAACATCTGGCTCGCCTGACGGGATGCGACGAATTTTCGCCGCCCCATAAAGTACGCCCACGACTCGTTCGCACTGGCCCGTGCCGTGGAGTAGCTCATCTGGGCGTAATTCCGGGAAAGCTGCTCATACGAGACACCCAGCCCGGCAGCGATATACCGCAGCAGTGACTGCTCAAACACGGAGTAGCCGTTATCCGTATCCTGAGCCGTCTGCAGGTTCAGTGAGTCACCCGGCATCAGGTGCGGTACTTTTGCGCCTCCCAGCCGGACCGGCGCTGCGGCGTAATACGCGGTAATTTCACCAATCCAGCCGGTCAGCCTTTCCCGCTGCTCCTGACTGTTCGCGCCCAGAATAAAATCCATCGCTGACTGCGTATCCAGCTCACTCTCAATGGTGGCGGCATACATCGCCTTCACAATGGCGCTCTGCAGCTGCGTGTTCTGCAGCGTGTCGAGCATCTTCATCTGCTCCATCACGCTGTAAAACACATTTGCACCGCGAGTCTGCCCGTCCTCCACGGGTTCAAAAACGTGAATGAACGAGGCGCGCCCGCCGGGTAACTCACGGGGTATCCATGTCCATTTCTGCGGCATCCAGCCAGGATACCCGTCCTCGCTGACGTAATATCCCAGCGCCGCACCGCTGTCATTAATCTGCACACCGGCACGGCAGTTCCGGCTGTCGCCGGTATTGTTCGGGTTGCTGATGCGCTTCGGGCTGACCATCCGGAACTGTGTCCGGAAAAGCCGCGACGAACTGGTATCCCAGGTGGCCTGAACGAACAGTTCACCGTTAAAGGCGTGCATGGCCACACCTTCCCGAATCATCATGGTAAACGTGCGTTTTCGCTCAACGTCAATGCAGCAGCAGTCATCCTCGGCAAACTCTTTCCATGCCGCTTCAACCTCGCGGGAAAAGGCACGGGCTTCTTCCTCCCCGATGCCCAGATAGCGCCAGCTTGGGCGATGACTGAGCCGGAAAAAAGACCCGACGATATGATCCTGATGCAGCTGGATGGCGTTGGCGGCATAGCCGTTATTGCGTACCAGATCGTCTGCGCGGGCATTGCCACGGGTAAAGTTGGGCAGCAGGGCTGCATCCACACTTTCACTCGGTGGGTTCCACGCCCGCAACTGCCCACCAAATCCGCTGCCACCGCCGTGATAACCGGCATATTCACGCAGCGATGTCATGCCGTCCGGCCCCAGAAGGGTGGGAATGGTGGACATTTTCATACATAAAATCCTGCAGGTCCCCTGCGTCGCTGTGTCATGCCGGTCTGCACTTCCAGCTCAGCAATGTATTTTTTCAGGTCAGACACGGAAGTGGTCGTAAACTCCACTCGCCGTCCGTCTTTCTGTACCGTTGCCACCCGTTTTCCTGTCATCAGGTCATGCAGTGCCACACGGGCAGCGGCAAGTTCTTCCTGTCGCGTCATTCATCCTCTCCGGATAAGGCACGGGCGTATTCTGCCAGTGTTTTCTTGTTGGTTGCTGCACCATCCTCTTCCTGCAGGCTCGCCAGCAGTGCGCTGAGATCCAGCTGCCAGCGGGAAATACTGATGCGCAGCGCCGCCAGCGCATAAACGAAGCAGTCGAGTGCCTCATTGCGTCGCTTTTTACTGTCCCACAGTATTTTTTTCCTGCCATCCACCCATTTTTCGACCTGCTCTTCAGCAGTCAGCTGCTGCGCTTCGGTCAGATCAAAAATATCCGGGTTATTCGGGAAGTGAACGGCACCGGGAAGCGGTTCATCCCCTTCCGGCGTCAGTGTGAAGCGGTTATAAATCTGCTCTTTCGCGGTATCCGTACCGATTTCGGTAAGGTAAACCCCGTTTTTGTTTCGCTTACGTGGCATGCTGGCCACCGGCTTTCCGTAGACGGATGCACCTTTAATGGGGATCACCCGGAACAGCCCATGTTTTTTCGAGCGTTCATACACAATGGTCGGGTCAATCCCGCCAGTATCCCAGCAGATACGGGATATCGACATTTCTGCACCATTCCGGCGGGTATAGGTTTTATTGATGGCCTCATCCACACGCAGCAGCGTCTGTTCATCGTCGTGGCGGCCCATAATAATCTGCCGGTCAATCAGCCAGCTTTCCTCACCCGGCCCCCATCCCCATACGCGCATTTCGTAGCGGTCCAGCTGGGAGTCGATACCGGCGGTCAGGTAAGCCACACGGTCAGGAACGGGCGCTGAATAATGCTCTTTCCGCTCTGCCATCACTTCAGCATCCGGACGTTCGCCAATTTTCGCCTCCCACGTCTCACCGAGCGTGGTGTTTACGAAGGTTTTACGTTTTCCCGTATCCCCTTTCGTTTTCATCCAGTCTTTGACAATCTGCACCCAGGTGGTGAACGGGCTGTACGCTGTCCAGATGTGAAAGGTCACACTGTCAGGTGGCTCAATCTCTTCACCGGATGACGAAAACCAGAGAATGCCATCACGGGTCCAGATCCCGGTCTTTTCGCAGATATAACGGGCATCAGTAAAGTCCAGCTCCTGCTGGCGGATGACGCAGGCATTATGCTCGCAGAGATAAAACACGCTGGAGGGGTCATCCGGCGTCCATTTGAGGCCAAACGGCGTCTCTTTGTCGCCAAATTTAAGATACTGCTCCTCCCCGCAATGCGGGCAGGCAACATGAAAACGCATAAAATGCGGGGATTCACTGGCTGCACGCTCAATCTGACAGGTGCCTCTCACTTTTGGCGTGGAGCCACGGATGGACTTTGGCCAGACCGAGCCTTCAATACGCTTATCGCCCAGGAACGTCGGAGAGCCTTCCTGTTCAATATCCTCATCAAAGGCAGCAAGTTCATCATAACCCGCCACATCCACTGACTTTTCACGGTAGTTTTTTGCCGCTTTACCGCCCAGGCACCAGAAGCCACGACCATTGGTGAAACGCTTCATGGTGAGCGTGTTATCCCGGTGCTTTTTGCCATACCACGGGGCCAGCGCCAGCAGCGAAGGAATATCACGGATGGTCGGCTCAACGTGAGTTTTCATAAAGTTCTCGGCATCACCATCCGTCGGCAACCAGATAAGTGTGTTGCGCTGCTTATGCTCTATAAAGTAGGCATAAACACCCAGCAGCATTTTGGAATAACCGACACGGGCAGACTTCACCACATTCACCTCACGGATGTAGTCGCTGCCCATCGCATTCATGATGGCCCGCTGAAAGGGCAGTGTTTCCCAGCGCCCTTCCTGGTATGCGGATTCTTTCGGGAGATAGTAATTAGCATCCGCCCATTCAACGGCGGTCTGTGGCTCCGGCCTGAACAGTGAGCGAAGCCCGGCGCGGACAAAATGCCGCAGCCTGTTAACCTGACTGTTCGATATATTCACTCAGCAACCCCGGTATCAGTTCATCCAGCGCGGCTGCTTTGTTCATGGCTTTGATGATATCCCGTTTCAGGAAATCAACATGTCGGTTTTCCAGTTCCGGAAAACGCCGCTGCACCGACAGGGGGATCCCGTCGAGAATACTGGCAATTTCACCTGCGATCCGCGACAGCACGAAAGTACAGAATGCGGTTTCCACCACTTCAGCGGAGTCTCTGGCATTTTTCAGCTCCTGTGCGTCGGCCTGCGCACGCGTAAGTCGATGGCGTTCGTACTCAATAGTCCCAGGCTGGAGATCTGCCTCACTGGCAGCCCTGTAATCCTCAACCTCTTTACGGAGTTTTTCATTTTCGATATCAGCTTCCCTCTGCGCATACCACTGAATTGCCATGGCGGTATCAAATCCAGATTCAACGCCCTTACCACCTCCGGAGACGCAAGGGAGTCCCTGAGACTGCCAGCGTTCAATCGTTCGCGGATCCACGTTGAAAATTTCGGCAAGTTTCTTTTTATTAACCTTCATGAAACAGTCTCACAATAAATACAGGGGCCGACATGAAAGTGCCCGAAAATGACTTTTTTAGGCGTTTCATGTCGGACCTTTTACGGATTCGATATTAGAAAAAACAAATAGTTATGTTCGAGAAGTACCGACATGATTTTCCCCAGAAAATTTTCATAAATAGCGAAAACCCGCGAGGTCGCCGCCCCGTAACCTGTCGGATCACCGGAAAGGACCCGTAAAGCGATAATGATTATCATCTACATATCACAACGTGCGTGGAGGCCATCAAACCACGTCAAATAATCAATTATGACGCAGGTATCGTATTAATTGATCTGCATCAACCTAACGTAAAAACAACTTCAGACAATACAAATCAGCGACACTGAATACAGGGCAACCTCATGTCAACGAAGAACAGAACCCGCAGAACAACAACCCGCAACATCCGCTTTCCTAACCAAATGATTGAACAAATTAACATCGCTCTTGTTCAAAAAGGGTCCGGGAATTTCTCAGCCTGGGTCATTGAAGCCTGCCGCCGGAGACTGTGCTCAGAAAAAAGAGTTTCGCCTGAAGCAAACAAAGAAAAGAGTGACATTACTGAATTGCTCAGAAAACAGGTCAGACCAGATTGAAGCAATTTAGATAATCGTGCAGACTACCCCCCTCATATCACATGGAAGGTACTACAATGGCTCAGATTGCCATTTTTAAACAAATATTCGATAAAGTGCGAAATAATTTAAACTATCACTGGTTTTATTCTGAACTAAAACGTCACAATGTCTCACATTACATTTACTATTTAGCCACAGAGAATATTCATCTTGTTCTTGAAAACGATAATACGGTTTTAATAAAAGGACAGGGTAAGGTTGTAAATGTAAGATTTTCAAAAAATAAATGCCTTATAGAAGCCACCTTAAAAGGATTCAAATCAGGAGAGTTATCATTTTACGAATACAGGAAAAATCTTGCTACAGCAGGGGTTTTCAGATGGATTACAAATATCCACGAAAACAAAAGGTATTACTATACCTTTGATAATTCATTACTCTTTACTGAGAACATTCAGAACACTACACAAATATTTCCGCACTAAATCATAACGTCCGGTTTCTTCCGTGCCAGAACCGGACTCGCTGGCATGATGAAATATGTGTACCCGGTAACCCCGGTGTGCATCGTTTTTGATTATTCCCCCACACTTGTGCAGAAGGAGTTCCCCGTCAGGCTACAGTCATAATTAATGCAAGAGTACAGCGACGATACAGCGCACAGAAATAAATCAGGTATCCATTGACTTCACAAAGACGGTACATAGCATCGACAGGAGTAATTGCGTAAATTGAACTCTTGGCACACTTTAGCCACCGGCGAATCTTCAGCGGATTATCCTTGGCCGGTTTTTATCTGAGGCATTGCTCTCGAATGTATAGCTGTGCCCCTTCAAGTTGTTTTTGCATTATTATCAGTCGCGCTCTGAGGGTGAAATAATCCCGTTCAGCGGTGTCTGCCAGTCGGGGGGAGGCTGCATTATCCACGCCGGAGGCGGTGGTGGCTTCACGCACTGACTGACAGACTGCTTTGATGTGCAACCGACGACGACCAGCGGCAACATCATCACGCAGAGCATCATTTTCAGCTTTCGCATCAGCTAACTCCTTCGTGTATTTTGCATCGAGCGCAGCAACATCACGCTGACGCATCTGCATGTCAGTAATTGCCGCGTTCGCCAGCTTCAGTTCTCTGACATTTTTGTCGCGCTGGGCTTTGTAGGTAATGGCGTTATCACGGTAATGATTCAGCCCCAGACTAAGCGCACCACAGGCCACCAGCAGGGCAATGATGACCACGCACAGTACGCGGTTCATTTCACCACCAGCGTATCTGACCGATGAAATAACCAGAGGCCATAATCACAAACACCAGCCAGATAAGAATGAACTTCCAGGTGGATAATTTTTCAGCCATCACTCGAATCTCCCGAATCAGTTTGCTAAAATCAAACACACTTTCTCCTTTGACTTTTCCGGAGTCAGGAAACACAAAACCCCGCTTGGTGCCAACAAACGGGGTTTTTACTTTTATTCACTTACGTTTCGCCACTTCGCAGGATTTCATGTTATCCGCCCGCGTGGCCATGCCTTATTTTTCAGCAAAATATTCTGCTTATCTGTCGATACCCCAGCACGCCAGCGCGCTCTCCTGGTCACGACGGGATACCTGACCGTAGCAGTTGTTTGAACGAATACGGCAGTCTCTGCCACCGTCCTTAATCCACCAGCGAATCGCCTCACACGCTCCCCTGCGATCACCTGCATTAATTCGTTTATAAAACGTCGACGGGAAACACTTACCGGGACCAATGTTGTACGGACAGAATGACGCGATCCCCGCTTTCTGGGGTTCGCTCAATGGCACTTTGATGTTTTTCTCCACCCATGCCAGCGCCTTATCACGCTCAATGGCGTTGACCTGGTCGCATTTTTCCTTCGACAGTTTCATACCGGGAAAAACGGGTTTTCCATCCACCATCGTGGCCCCCCGACAGATGGTCCAGTTGCCGGAACCATCGCGGTATGCCGTAGTGTGGTTACCCTCTTTTTCATCCAGAAACTGGTCAAGTATCTGAGGAGCTGATGCGCCTGCTCCAATCAGCGCCAGAACTGCAGCTGACAGGCCGTATTTGATTTTTGCGTTCATGGATATTTATCAGGATTTATCGGTTTCTGAACCCTGGATATGTTTATCTGTCCCGGCCTGTTGAATCAGGCGGGGAAAAGGTAAAGACAATCAAGAGGATTATTTATGGACAATAGCACCATTTCTCTACAGGAGTTGCTCGACTGCATTTCCAGGCTTCGGGATGATGTAAATGCCCTCACTGTTGCATTTTCACATCTGGCCTTATCAATTCCCAGGGAGCAAATGCTGCCAACGCTGGCATCCATTCATTTTGAATCACGCAACCCCAAATGGTCCCAGGAACAACAAAATTCTTTCAAGTGGCTGGCGGCATTGCTGGAAGAAAATTATGCTGGCAAAACTACCATTTCGGCGGAGTCTTCAGGGAACCAGTAATCCTTCCCGGTAGCTTTCCTTTGTAGGTTATCCATACATTCTGCGCCTCTAAAATTACGGGGCGCTTTTCCGGCGACTGCTCATCCCCTTCACATAACCCGGCAGCGACATCCAGGAAGACCTGTCTGATGCTCCTTCTGGCCGCTGCCTCATAAAACTCCAGCGCAGCACCTTCAACACGGTCCAGCGAGATGTCCAGGTCAAAAATTTCACCGTCAAAGCGTTCTTTGTCCTGTAATGCTAAAGTTACCGTAACTTTATTCTCAAAATTGCGGATCCCTTTCACAATCAGTTCATAGTTTTGAGTCATTGAATTACTCTCCCCGTGCCGCCTTACGACGGTCCTCTCTGATTTTGAAATACAGGTTAGTCAGATATGTCAGCAGCCCAAACAGCAGACTCCCCAGCACGCCTATTGCCGCCCACTGAGACGGGGAAACCCTGTCCAGCAACTGCAGGAACCAGTAGCCCGTTCCCACCGCTGACGTGGTGTATGACACACCTGTTGTGATTTTTTCCATCTGGTCCATACCCCGTCTCCCGTTATCCGGAAGCTGAAAACAATAAAAAAGCCACCAGTTAACTACTGATGGCTCTGATAACTCATGCAAGCGTCTCAGACGACCCACTGACACTACCGGTGAGTTTAACGATACCTTCCATTTGACTGGCTCACTTTTTATGATGATGCCGGTGCATTTATCTCCAGCGCCAGACTTTCTATCTCAACGCCATACGTTACATTTTTGGTAATATCCATCAGCGTCAGTGCATTTAGTCCCACTGCCAGACTGTCTTTTATGGCCTGGAATGCCGGGCCAGTACGATGACGTAGTATCACTCCGGCTCAGTTGCACCACTGACCACCACATCACCTTCTGCTGCAATCGCCTGCATCAGGGTATAAGGGGTTATGGCCACCGGACTACCAAACGGCTGCCCGCCCTCTTTCAGTTTATGTGTCAGCTTTTCCGCAAGATCTGACGGCGGCGCCGCCCTGACAACATCATAGTGTTTAAATGCCATGGTTCTTTCCACTATCTGAAAAATAATTCTTTAAAATACCGGATATGTAATACAGAAAAAACACAAAACCATACCTTAAATAAAAACCTGATTATCAAGCAGATATGCATGGATAAACTACAAGACGAGATATAAACCACCCTGCATTTAAATAAACAATAAACAACATCAGAAAAATAATTCTGCGCTATGGTTTACATTCAAAAATATCATTTATACTTTTCAGAACATCACCAGCAAGGCATAAACAAGGAAGCTAAATGAAGTGGATTGTGATTGATACAGTTATCCAGCCATCATGCGGAATATCTTTTTCAGTCATATGGAGTAAAGTAAAATTAATAATCTGGTATCAATCGGATGCTTTCTTACCTCCTGAAAGTATATTTACACTGACTCACACAGGTATCATGCTCAATAACAAAGTGCTACCTGTAACCATTTACAACGTAGTACCATTCAATAAAACATTCTGGAATTTAATCAAAAACAGCCAGGAATGCCCTACAAATACAGATAACGTATTGAATGAATGCTTTAATAACCGTTGCACTCTGCAAATATGTCCTTATGGACTAAAACAACAAAGTCCATAAGGAGTTTACTCACATCTGACAAAATCAATATAAACAGCCCCTCCGGAGAGGGGCTGGAGAGTGGCGCTATGTGCCATTGCATGGTGCCGGGTGCCTCCCGGTGAATTCAGTACCAGCACCTGAATCCGCGATTATCCCATATACCTACTCGCTGATTGCCCCTCCGCACAGGGGGATTCACCATGCCAGTTTCTTTTAACAAACTCCCCGCAAACCAGACAACAGTCAACCGCCTGAATTGTGAAGTATTTAAAAATTTCTCCCGCTAACTGATACCCGGCTAACAGTCTGGCGTTTTCTTTTTCAGCAACGGGAAAGCAACAACCACCACACCCGCCACCAGCACACCGTCAGCCAGCACTGACATTATCCGGCTGCTGCAATGCCATTCACAAAAACAGTAAGCAATCACTTTTTACCGTAACAGGTGATAATCCAGATATGTATCTACCCCAGATGAGTAATCCGAAGTTCATCCATACCACAGGTCCTGGCTATTCTGTTGTACTCCTGAACAAGAGCAAATAATTCTGAATTAGCAACCATGAACTCATCGCAAACCCTCTGTATAGCATCACTATTCAGAAGAATAACGTCTCTTCCCGAAAGACGATCAGGAGTACAGAACAAAACTGTCAAACGGCTGAAGGCCTTTGCTCGTGCTGCATTGACTATATCAATACGCTGCCTAAGGATGAAACACCCCGACGCCTCATCAATATTCACTCTACCCACACCATATGAATGATAAATATTTAATACTGAAAAAACCATTAGACCGTATAACAAACACTCAATCAATACTTAACAGAACTTTTATTTTTGACAAACATATAATATTTTCAACAATATCCTGAGCCAGGTATATTCCAGTATAAGGCTCTGCCGGAAGGAATCTGGAAGAATGAATATGGCGCGCTGTACTGGATTCGAACCAGTGACCGATTGCTTAGAAGGCAATTGCTCTGTCCGGCTGAGCTAACAACGCTGAATACCGATAATGGACCGCCATCGGGGACCCGCCCCCCCCCCCGCACCAACACCCCTGTTATCGTGTCGTCTGCTCTTCCTGATAAGCTAATGGCGGTTTGTGATGGTGGCCCTTGCTGGATTTGAACCAGCGACCTGGCGATTATGAGTCGCTCGCTCTCACCACTGAGCTAAAGGACCGGGAGCAGAATAATAACGGTCCGTAATTAATTCCGCAATAAAAAACCCGCTCGGCGGCGGGTTGTAGAAACTCTTCTAACGTCAGGCATAAAACGCCCATCGTTATGACGAATTTACCACAGATTCCGGAAAAATCAACCTTGTTACCTAGTTACCTTTTTTAACTGCCGCTCAGCCCATGCTTCTTCAATATCAAACCGGGTCACCAGCGCATCATAGAATTTCTTAACTGTTTTTTCCCATGACGCGCGTGTTATCTGGTTTGTCACCTCGCATATAGCATTAAATGCCTCCGTTGATGGTAGCCTTTCATAGCCACGACCACCACAACGCTGGCAGTCTCTGATAACAGGCATACCACGTTTTACCGACTCTTCACGATGAATGGCGACACCACGCCCACGGCAATCCTTACAGGCGGTGGAAACCTCACCCTTCCCGCCACACTCCGGACAGGCAACTTTTACCACCTCCCTGACTTTTTTCCATTCTTCCCAGTAAGACGGATACACACCTTTCGTACACTTTGCCCATACCGGCGGCTTACCATCCGGATACTGGACCTTGTTTGTAAAAACTACGCTTTCAATAAATTTTTCCCCATAGCAACAAGGGCACAGCTTTTTACTCGCTGCGCTGCGGGCATAATCCTCAAAAGCGCACGAAGCCATAATGCGCATCACTACCGGTTTTATTTCTGCCGGAAGTTTTCTCAACGCCGCCACACGATCGCACCGACTGAGTGCATAATCTGCCAGTAATTCTGTTGCCCGCGCCCTGTCATTCATACTAATGCCCATCTTCCCCAGGAACGCAGAAAACCCCATCTCAGCCCGATTCTGTGTCATGCCCTGCGCGGCCATCACATCAGTGATACTCAGCGCATCTTTTGACGTTGAGGCCGATGCATCGGTCAGGCAAGGGGATTTTGGGGAGTAGTATTTCGGTAAATCTTCCAGTTTCATTTTTTGACCTGCTCTTCATGCATTATGGGGTAAATCTTCACCCCCAGACGTCCACCAGATACTGGCTGACCACGAACGATATTGATTTCATCAAACTGCTCATCGTCCATTAACACTCCCGCATGCGTCAGCGCATCCAGCGGTGCTTTCAGGATATTGTCCAGGTCGCGACGACGCTTATCCGGTGGCTCTGCAATCACCTTTATCGCCAGCCTTCCGGACAGGCTTAATTTCAGCCGCTGCTGGCGAACAATAAGCGCCACAGCACGGCGATAACGCTTTCCCTCCTCCGAGATAAAATATGTGCTGCCACGGCGTCGCCAGTAAGTGTTCACCGTCGGCGGGTAAGGTAAAACCAAATCTATGAGCATCAGTCACCTCTTTTACCCAAGCACGCCAGTTGCAAAGGCGTGATCAAGAAAACGAAAAATTAAATCAACCTGAGAACCATGCTTTTCTTCGAACGCCAGCGGATCCGCATGAAGCTCGTTGTGATGCTCCCGACACAGCGGTAGCGTGAAAATATCGTGAGATTTTGTCCCCATTCCGCCCTGACCATGACCAATCAGGTGATGGGGATCGTCGGCTGGCTTACCACAACACGCACACGGCTGTGTCTTCACCCAGCGTGTGTATTTCTCGTTAACCCAGCGGCGACGTTTAGGTCGTTTCATGAAAGATTCCGGAGACTCAGGATCAACGGCAATGCTGACCACCGTCTTTTCCTGTGGTGGGTTCTGTTGCTGGTGGGTGTGAGGCAGCGGCGCAAGATTTTTTGTGCGCTGTTTCAGTATGCTGGTGGCGGTCTGCTCTCCCGGTACGATGTCGCTTTCACGGTACATTGAGCGGATTTTTTCCGCACGCAACCCCAGCGAACGACGTAATACCGCTTCCGGTAGCGCGTCCGCCACCTGATTGCGGACCGCCCACCAGGATAATTCAGCCAGAGATAATTCACGCTCCTGCGTACCGCTTATTGCGTGACCGATGACGTCAATCATCCATGCTGACAGGTTTTGATGAGCAACTTGCTCGAGTGATTCGGATGTCTGGTCACGCAGCTGGTTGTCGCAGTGCCAGCACAACACCATTGCGCCGGTACCATAACGGTGAATGACGGTTTCGCTGTGATGATAATCGCCGTGTGGCCACTGGCAGGATTTAATATGGCGCAACAGCCAGTCAGACAATGCACCAGCACCACCAGCAGCACGAATCACCCGTGCGTTACTGAAAAACGGCAGCAATGTTTTGTCTTCCACCAGCGGCTGGCGAGCGGCAGGAACGACCCCGGACGGCAGATTACGCATGCTTTTCGGTTCCGGCTCCACCAGTAACCGGGTATTGTGGAATACCGGCATGGATTCACGGCCCGGCTTAACGATCACCAGCCCGAGTTCCGGTACCAGAACAGGTCGAAGTAATACCCGCACGTTACCTCCAGATGCGTTGCTGGAATGTGCGGGATGGACGCGGTGGGCGTTCGGAGTAAGGCAATCTGACTGAGATTATCCAGTGACGGTAGTCGAGGCTAAGGGCTTTTTTAACCTCGTATCCGCGCCTGCGGTAACACTGAATTATCCATTCAGCCTGCTCTTCAGTGCATGGTGGATGCTGGAACCAGTCCGATTTGAATGCATGAAAACGCCGTCCGCATCTGCTGGCAAAGACGGCAGAATCATCAGAATTGTGTAATTTGGTATCGTGCGCCATCGGTTGTCTCTGCTGGCGCAGCAGGTGCCAGTTGTTCAGGCTGGCGTATAAAGTATAAATAAACTGGTTCCAGTGTAAAGCCCCTACATTAATGGAATAAAAGTCAAACAACAGATTGTTGGGATAAACACAACGCTTATTATTAAAAGCGATTAGATAAATTAAATTTTAATGTTATGCAATTTTACCAGATCATCATAACATCTCGTTTGAAACCACCGAAACAACAACCATATCAATATTGATTATGTTAAAGTGAGTAAATATGGAAAACAACAAATCTGCACATTACGCTCCTTTTTTATCTGTGATACTTTTTGTTTTATGCTGTGTGTGGGCATTATTTTTATAAAAATATTCACAGATAAAATAAACCCGCCGAAGCGGGTTAAGTGCGGGTGCATTGAGGATGCCTGACACATCAGAGGTGGCGAGGGATTTCTCCCTCGCCGGGTCTCTTACTCCTCAGGTTCGTAAACTGTGAAGACAGCGACCTCCGTCTGGCCGGTTCGGATTCGTACCTCGCAGAGGTCTTTCCTCGTTACCAGTGCCGTCACTATGACGGTTAAACAGATGACGATCAGGGCGATTAACATCGCCTTTTGCTGCTTCATAGCCTGCTTCTCCTTGACCTTTCGGTCCGTAAGAGGCTAATCTCTATGTGTCGCATAGATATGGCCTCAGATTAATGTTAAACGTCTTGCAGGACGCGTAATGTTACCTGGGGCTTTTCTCTATCTGCCGTTGGTGTTCATGCCCGAGGCAGATAGCCTCAAGCACCCGCAGTCATTCTACTTAACTAAGATTTCCCCGCAAACCGTTTTTGTCCAGCACAATAAATATCCAACTAAACCAATGGAGTTCGCTGTATTTACCGCCAGTATTCAATGCACATGACCGCCATGAACACCCCTAAAAAAAGGGCATTTATATATCCAAATATTAATATCAAAACATCAACTTTTTCCATATACCTTGCTGTGAAGATGATGGGCATACATGATACGAACAACCAGAACGCAACAAACAAAAACTGCAATGCGTTTTTCATTATTCCTCCTACAATCAATGTGCAATTACATTTAAACACACCTCAATTTGGCCGGACATATAAATATCTAAACTAGAAAAAATCACTTACATAGCGTTACAAACTCTTTAGTCTAAAGGTTCATCGTAAAACATTCCCCATACTTATCAGTCCGTTCCGCGCCAGGTAGCTTATTGCCTTATCTGGCAACCTATAATCAGGTTTCCGCTTTTTCAGTTGGCTGGTCGTTTAACCGACATAGTTAACCCATTAATCTAGTTGCCGGATGTTGGTGGATTTTCGCGTTTTAGTTGTTCATAAAAGTGCACAGCTTTAACCAGTTCTTCTGATGTAACCAGGGCTGGTGAGGCAGTGAATAAGGCCTGAATTTGATAGTTCGGCCTGTCGTTACAATCCTCTTTTTTCGGTACATATTTCCAGTCAACAGACCACTACTTCTCCTGAAAGTCCGTAACGCCTTTTTTCACGTAGCGATATCGCCATGCCACTGGTTTTGCTTGCCCCGCCGTTTCATACCCTTCCTGATAATTAATCTCGCTCATTCATCGCCCCACTCATCACAATATGCTTCGACCGGATTTTTTCCTGCTTCATAATCATCACGCCATGCTTCAGCATCAGCAGCACTGCCACCACGTAACTCTGCATAGTCCATTAACAGTTCATGCCATTTTTCAAAACTGACGTTGTATTTAGTTGAACCAAAATCAGCCATTTTGCTCTTCCTCTTCGTCTTTTATTTCGTGATATGAGTAATTGCAGTAGTTAAAGAAAATATCTTTTGCTTCGTCATGTATTTCATCAGGCGTCGCATCAGCATCCACTTCGAATTCATCCTCGAAATCTCCACCAGCCATTCCCGTTTCAATAATTATTTTGAACTTTCGCATTTCACTACCGCCCTTTCGGGTGGCCTCCTGCTGTTCTGAGGGTGCAGAAATCCCTCCGGTTAAGGATTAAATTTTTAACAGTGCTAAATTTAATTATTCAGTTTTGGATTTTGTCACCCTGCGTATCCGCGCTTTCCCGTTACGCTCAATCTGAATTAGCTTTTCTATATTTTTTCGCCTTTCCCGTTCCTCCTGGCGCAAGAGCCTTACATCATCTGCCAGTCTGGTTTCTCTTTTCGCCACAGAGAGCATCCAGTCAAATGGCTCCACAACTGCACCGCAGATTTTACAGCGGACCTGACGCTCTTTTTCGTCAACCCGGACAGAAGCGTGATGGCAATATGGTCTTTCCGATGGCTCATAAAGAAAATTAACCTGATTACGAGGGTCATCCTCTTTTATCGGAAATAAAACGATATTGCTTAACTAATCCTCTGGTTTTATTTCCATGCTCCTCTCCTTTGATGCGAATGCCAGCGGCAATTGAAGCCTGATAGCTAATTTCACTCACAGTACCGCCTCCTGAAAATTACCCTGATAGAAAGCCAGTACACGCTGCATAGCTTCGCTCTTCCGGCACTCGCGACAGATTATATTCAGGCGCCTGTCGTAGCGGCGTATTTCTCCGTCTGGTAATGACCAGATTAGGTCCGGATCAACCGCAGATGGTTTCTTCGGCTTTGCCCTTGAGAGCTTTTTACGGGCATTTTGCCAGTCCTTACGCGCCTGTTCAGACGGGAATAACCCGTAACCAGAGTTGTATACATCGCCACTGGCAACCAGCTCTCTGGCCAGAACGCTCATCAGATATCTTGTTGCCCCAGTTTTAGTTTCCAGTTGTCGTAACGTCTCGCGCCCACTCTGGCGTACGAGTTCAACAACCTGCCCTTTAATTTTTTCCCGCTCTTCTTGTGTAAAAACTTTTGCCACAAGCCCTCCTGAAAATTACCTCATGACCAGAAATTAACACTTACCCCCTGAAGCCCGGCGGAATTTCGTTATCCGGTTCAGAAATATGATTCACACAACGCTGGTTGTTCGTGCCGCTTACCGGGAGCAACCAGGGGTTCTCAAAATTCCGGTCCGGTCCAAAAAACGTCGTCGCTCGCTGAACAAATTCCGTTCCCGTTTTCCCGGTAGCCGCCAAGTATCTTGCGTAACGCCTCACGCCATCCAGCATGGCCTCTGGTGGCACCCCCTCGCGTAATCTGGCCTTCCAGGCACTGAAAGCGGATTTCTTCGGGTTTGCTCCGGCACGCAACGGGTACTCCCGCCAGACCTGTTCGAACACATCCGGATAATCCACTCGTCCCACAGACTGCCCGGTGTTTTCCGGGACTACCCGATCGGCTTCCCGCTGAATGGCGGAATCGGCTTCGGGCTGCTGCAGTTGGTGTGATGGCTCCGGCCTTGCGGTCATCACCTGCTGCACAGCGCCCGAATCGGCTTTCAGCGCATACGCTGAATCGGCTTCCGGTGTCGTGCCTGCTGGCTGACCAAGATTGACGGTCTGAACATCCCCTGCCTGGTTCGTGGCGTTTTTTACGCCATGGACCATAGTGTTTTGATCTTCTTGATCTGTATCTTTATCTGTATCTTTATCTGTCGTGACTCGTCGTGACATGTGCGTGACATTTCGTGACGCGCCGTGACAATCGCCATTTTGTTCCCGCTTTCTTTCCCTCTCTCGCTGCGCCCTCTTGCGCTCTGCAGGAGATTTTGCGGTTTGCGAAATATTGCCGTTGTCCTCTTTAAGCACCTGGCGTTTTTCCCATCCAGTGATTAAATCACCATCAAGTACCCGCCCCTGCATCGTCTGCAAAATTGAATCAATTACCTCTTCTGTCACGTCGAGCGCACTTGCCAAATCTTCTGTCGTGACATCAATGTGACCTCGCGTGACATTTCGTGACGCGCTCACCAGGAGGTGGATATACACTGCCATCACTGTTGCAATTGGCTGCCCTGACACCCTGGCAATTGTTCGCCACTTAGGGTCATTTGGCATGTCATGCCATAATCTGAGCCAGGCGTTAGCCATACTCACCTCTTTTGATACCGAATCTTTTTACTCACAAATTGCCGGAAGTGATCCGGTATGAATATTGCGAGTCAATGCACAGCCACAATATTTCCTGCAGGGCCACCACGATTCATCTGGTTGAAACCAGCGATCGCCACTGCGACAAAATCATCAGCGTCTCTCACCAGTCGTTCCCGCGTCTCCACTAGTTCCCGAAAATAGGCTGAGCTATGACTGCGCATTCGGGCCACCAGCAGAGGTGGCATTGCTTTTTCGATAGCTGGTAACAACGCCTGAATTTTTTTAACCGCATCAGGGGTGTCTTTCTCCACCCAGCGGAAAATTTTCTGAGTATTGCGAGCCAGGGCTTCCGGATGGCTGTCGTCATACAGTTCCGGGAACGTCATTCCCAGCTCGAAATACGCTTTGGTAATTTTCACAGCCGGTACTTTTTCGCCGTCCGGATGCGCCCAGGCATTCATCGCCATGCGGATGTGTTCATGCTTGATTTTCATGAATCAACTCCCATCAGCTTTTTCGTAGTAGTTTTATTCCTGCCAATAGTTAAAATTGCATCGGCAGAAAATAATCCGTTTGATGCAAGAGCGATTTTTTCAGCGTAATTTGTTTCGCCGGTATATTCTGTGCGAGGCAATTTTCCGTTATCCATCCATTTATAGATTGCTCTTTGGCTGACACCACAAACGTCGGCCACAACAGCAACGCGAACAGTTTTGATTACATCTTCAAGTGTTTTCTGGTACATATCACCCTCACAATGTGAACTTTGAGTACATGCTATAACAGAACTGACAGTACATTCAAGAGCGAATATCATTGAACTTATGGTTCATGAAGATAAAGCGCGTAAAGAGTTCGCCAGTAGGCTTGCGCTAGCCTGTGAAAACGCTGGTTATGAACAACATGGAAGGCAGGCAGAAATTGCCCGTCGAATGAAATTAACACCAAAAGCGGTTAGCAAATGGTTTAATGGCGAAACAATTCCTCGCCGGGAGAAATTAAGGGAATTAGCAACACTAATAGGAACAACACCAACCTATCTTTTGGGAGAGGATACAGAAGAAAGTGGACAGGTACGTTTCTATCAGGAGTTAAATCCAAGACAAAAAATCATCATTGACCTTCTGGACGAGCTCCCTGACAGTGAGACAGATGAACTTTTAAAAACTCTTGAAGAGAAAAAACAGAAGTACAATGCAATTTACGAAGAGTTAGCACGAAAGAAAAAACAAAAAGCCTCTTAAACCAGCATAAATCCGGTAGCGCCTTCCTCCGGGTTTGTGCTTCACTTTATCCCATCTCATTTTTTTATACACAAAATGTACTAAAAGTACTTTACAACAATGAACGCAAAGTACATTATATACCTGCCACCCACCCCGCCCCACAGAATGCAGGGCAATACTTCGAGTTACCAGGCAGTGGTCAGGGGTTAAGTAGCCAGCCCGAGGCGTAAGAACATGACGGCAGGGTTCAACTTTAATAACTATGCAGCAGGTTTTTGTTCCGCTACCCCGGCGTTAAGGGGAAATGAGGTCAGCATGGATACTATCGATCTTGGCAACAACGAATCTCTGGTGTACGGCGTGTTTCCCAACCAGGACGGCACCTTCACCGCAATGACGTATACCAAAAGCAAAACGTTTAAAACCGAATCTGGAGCGCGTCGCTGGCTGGAAAGAAATTCAGGTGGGTGATATGGATTTCGACACAATCATGGAAAAGGCTTACGAAGAATACTTCGAAGGCCTTGCCGAAGGCGAAGAAGCTCTCAGCTTCAGCGAATTTAAACAGGCGCTTTCCAGTTCGGCAAAATCTAACGGCTGATAAGCGAAACAGCACCGCGAGGAATCAGCGTGCAGAAACGAGAACCCGTCATCATCGCGCCAGACTATACCGATGATGAACTTTATGAGTGGATGCGCCAGAAAATTAATGCAGCGCAGGATCTGAAATGGGCTAATGAAGCCAGGGCTAAGCAGGCTGAAAATCTGTCCGCTCTGGAGCAGGATATCACCAATCTGGAAAAAGCAGCGGCATTAAGCATTGCCAGAATGATTACATACCCGCGTTAGTAGCTAATCAACAAAGCTAAGGTTAGTAATTAAGGAGTTCTCCACGGGTGAGGTGGAGTGCGTGCGCCGGACACGGGTGAGCATCCGGCACTGACAGTTTACTGAAAGGATATTTCCCTGAAAAGTCTGACCATAACGCGAAAGCGCACGGCGAGGTAGCTGGTTCATAGATAGCCTGTCGTTAAATTTTCGTCGACCGTGCGCTTCCGGTTGTGGCAATCCGCGAAATGGCGCGGCGGTAAGTATGGCGGGGTTATTCCTTCCCCCGTTGAGGACACCGGGTTGTCAGGTTGACCATACGCTTAAGTGACAACCCCGCTGCAACGCCCTCTGTTATCAATTTTCTGGTGACGTTTGGCGGTATCAGTTTTACTCCGTGACTGCTCTGCCGCCCTTTTTAAAGTGAATTTTGTGATGCGGTGAATGCGGCTAAGCGCACGCGGAACAGTTAAAACCAAAAACAGTGTTATGGGTGGATTCTCTGTATCCGGCGTTAATTGTTAACTGGTTAACGTCACCTGGAGGCACCAGGCACCGCATCACAAAACTCATTGTTGAGGGCGCGATAATGAAAACGTTATTACCAAACGTTAATACGTCTGAAGGTTGTTTTGAAATTGGTGTCACTATCAGTAATCCTGTATTTACTGAAGAGGCCATTAACAAAAGAAAACACGAACGGGAGTTATTAAATAAAGTATGCATTGTTTCAATGCTGGCCCGTTTACGTCTGATGCCAAAAGGATGTGCACAATGAATCCAGTATTTGCACTTATTCTGACGGTTTTTCTTGTTTCCGGAGAGCCAGTTGATATTGCAGTCAGTGTTCACAGAACAATGCAGGAATGTATGGCAGCAGCAACCGAACAGAAAATTCCAGGCAACTGTTATCCGGTCGATAAAGTTATTCACCAGGATAATAACGAAATCCCGGCAGGATTTTAAAACAGCACCGTAATAAATATCCAGTTTCATTCTTATATGTCAGCAATGGCAGAGATTTGTTCACCCTTAAATCTGTGATGAGGTTTATCAATAATGAGCACTGATAAAGAAGAATTTGCACTATATTGCGAAGCAAAAAATGACAAAGTAAGAAAACGCCTAGGAATTAAAGGTGGTTTTTACTGGACTACAGCAAAAAAATTATCTGTTGCAATCTCCCGCTGCATTACCGCAATGGATGACAACGATTATGATGAAGACGACTTTAAAAAACCCGTCCGCGTCAATTTGCCCGTTGTTGACGACCTTCCGCCAGAAGGCGTGTTTGATACTGAATTCTGCAACCGCTATGAAAAAGGCGGGAAAGATGGCATCACAATGACATTTATCGGCCCTTCCCCCTCTGTTCAGGACAAATCAGCCAGCACTGATAATACCAACATCAACGGCGAAGACATGACTGAGATTGAGGAGAGCATGCTTCTACCTGTCTCCGGTCAGGAACTGCCCATTCGTTGGCTTGCTCAACACGGCAGCGAAAAACCAGTAACGCACGTTTCACGCGACGAACTCCAGGCATTACACATTGCACGGGCTGAAGAACTACCGGCTGTTACTGCCCTGGCTATTTCGCATAAAACCAGTCTGCTCGACTCGCTGGAGATTCGCGACCTCCACAAACTGGTTCGTGACACTGACAAAGTTTTCCCTAATCCTGGTAATTCAGACCTGGGACTAATAACTGCTTTTTTCGAAGCATACCTGGACGCTGACTACACTGATCGGGGTCTGCTGACAAAAGAGTGGATGAAAGGAAATCGTGTTTCACGCATCACCCGCACGGCTTCCGGTGCTAATGCTGGCGGTGGGAACAAAACCGATCGCAGTCCGAATTTAGTACACACCCTCGACACACTGGATGTGGAGATTGCAGCAGCCACACTTCCGATGGATTTTAATATTTATGAAATTCCGGGCAGCGTTTATCGTCGCGCAAAAGAAGTAGTCCTGAAAAAAGAAAGTCCGTTCAAAGAATGGTCCGCAGCACTTCGTGCAACCCCGGGTATTCTGGACTATTCCCGCGCCGCTATTTTTGCACTTATCCGAAGCGCACACCCTGAATTTTATCACTACCCGGGACGCCTTCAGGGGTATATCAACGCCTATTTGACGGAAACTGATCACGAGAACCCCAGCAAGGAAACTCTCACAGCTGCCCGGCATACGCCGGAAAAAGATATCCTGGAAGAAATTAACCGCGAGGTGGTTACTGAGCGTGAAACAGAAGAAGAAAAACCACAACCATCTGACGCAATGGCAGGTGAACAGGCAACAACTGAAACAATGGAACCGGATACAACTGAACATTGCCAGAACGCGCAGTCGCTGGATGCTCAGTCGCAGGTGAGTTCCGCTAACCAAGTAAAAGTCACCGCTGACGAAGTAAACAAAATTATGCAGGCAGCCAATATCAGCCAGCCTGACGCCGATAAGTTACTTGCTGTATCGCGTGGTGAATTTGTTGAGGGGATTAGCGACCCTAATGATCCGAAATGGGTCAAGGGGATCCAGACTCGCGATTCTGTGAACCAGAACCAGCATGAATCGGAAAGGAACGACCAAAAAGCGGAACAAAACAGCCCAAATGCGTTACAAAACGAGCCAGAAACGAAACAATCCGAACCAGTAGCGCAACAGGAACCGGAAAAAGTCTGCACCGCCTGCGGTCAGAGCGGTGGCGGCAACTGCCCTGATTGTGGCGCGGTGATGGGCGACGCAACATACCAGAAAACATTCGATGAAGAGAATCAGGTTGAAGTTCAGGAAAATGATCCGGAGGAAATGGAAGGCGCTGAACATCCACACAAGGAGAATGCTGGCAGCGCTCAGGACCACGCCAGCGATAGTAAAACTGGCGAGACGGCAGATCCCTTAATTACGGTGAATGGTCATCACGAAATCACATCCACCAGCAGGACGTGTGACCATCTAATGATCGACCTTGAAACCATGGGAAAAAATCCTGATGCCCCGATCATCTCAATAGGTGCAATATTTTTCGATCCGCAAACCGGAGATATGGGACCGGAATTTAGTAAGACTATCGATCTGGAAACTGCTGGCGGAGTCATTGATCGGGACACCATTAAATGGTGGCTTAAGCAATCACGCGAAGCGCAATCTGCCATTATGACCGATGAAATCCCGTTAGATGATGCACTGTTACAATTGCGGGAATTTATCGACGAAAACTCCGGTGAATTTTTTGTTCAGGTCTGGGGAAATGGAGCCAACTTCGACAACACGATTTTGCGCCGTTCATACGAACGGCAGGGGATCCCCTGCCCGTGGCGTTACTACAACGATCGCGATGTACGCACAATCGTTGAGCTGGGGAAAGCCATAGACTTCGATGCCAGAACGGCTATTCCATTCGAAGGTGAGCGCCATAATGCACTTGATGACGCTCGTTACCAGGCAAAATACGTTTCAGCTATCTGGCAAAAACTGATCCCGAGTCAGGCTGATTTTTAATGTTCAACCCTAATTGCCGCTAACCGTATATAGTTAGCGGCGGTTATGAGATATAGCTATGAGCAGCTTATTTTTAACCGAAGATGAATTGCTAATATTAACGGGCTGCAAATATGCAAGCCACCAGCGAAAATGGTTAATGGAAAACGGGCTTCCGTTCTATACCAATCGTAGTGGCAAACCGATTGTCAGCCGGGATCTATTTACCTGCAATAAAACTTTACCACCACGCGAGGTAGAGCCGAATTTTGGTGCGATCTGATGGGAAGACGAAGGAAAAATCCTGAACACGAAAAATTACCTCCAAATGTATACCCAAATAAATATAGTTATGTATGGAAACCAACATCCAGAGAATCTGTAACACTAACCGCCATCAAGGATGGTTTAGCTGCTTTATGGAAAAAGTATGAGGAAACTGTAAATAATCGCGATCGTGCAATGACATTCGGTCGCTTGTGGGAAAAATTCCTCGCCAGCGCCTATTACAGTGACCTCAGTCCAAGAACACAAAAAGATTATCTGCAACATCAAAAAAAGTTGCTTGCCGTATTCGGTAAGGTGCCGGCAGATTCCATAAAACCAGAACACATCCGTCGATACATGGACAAGAGAGGGGAACAGAGTAAAACGCAAGCCAACCATGAAAAAAGCAGTATGTCCCGCGTTTACAGTTGGGGGTATGAGCGAGGGTACGTGAAGGCTAACCCATGTGCAGGTGTAAGTAAATTCAAGGCCAAAAACCGCGAACGATATGTAACCGACAAAGAATACCAGGCAGTATTAAGCGTTGCACCTCTTCCTGTTTTTATCGCAATGGAAATTGCCTATCTGTGTGCAGCGAGGGTTTCCGATGTGTTATCGCTGAAATGGGAGCAGATTGGAAACGACGGGATCTTTATCCAGCAAGGGAAAACAGGAAAAAAACAGATAAAAGCATGGAGTCCACGATTACAGGCGGCGATCGAAAAAGCAAAACAGTTACCAACATCCGCCTATGTAATCAGCAATCAATACGGCAACCGATATATGTACAAAGGCTTTAACGAAATGTGGGTAGAAGCAAGAAATCGCGCAGGCAAAATTTCAGGTATTTTAACCGACTTCACCTTTCATGATCTGAAGGCGAAAGGAATTTCAGACTATGAAGGAAGCAGTCGGGATAAGCAACTTTTCTCTGGTCACAAAACCGAGGGGCAAGTGCTAATCTATGACAGGAAGGTTAAAGTTTCACCGACACTTGATGTCCCGTTACCTGAAAATATTCCAAGAAAATATTCCAAGTAA